TGTTATAGTTGTTATTTTAATTTGTATTTATTTTTTTTCTGTTTACAATACCTGTTTGTGATCTTAACCAAAGTTTTTTTATTCTTAATTTTTTTTCAATTTCTGCATATTTTTGATTTTTGTTATATACTTTTTTTTGATATATTTTATTATGTATTTTATTATACTTTGGTAAAAATTTTCTTATATACTTTTCTTCTAATCTGTTTACTTCTTTACTTGTAGTAAAATCACCTAAATTTTCTATAATTGTCCAAGAATCAAATTCCTTAAAACTTGATAAATGTGTACTTAATCTATTAAGTATATTAGTAGATTGTCCAATATAAACTATTTCATTATTACTTATTAAAGCATATATTATATAACAATGTTTTATTTCTCTTTTACTACTTAATATTTCTTTTTTTGTTTTCATTAACGATAATTATTAGTGTATAAAGTTATGAATATGGAATGGCTAAAAGTTTTTTTATTAAAATAATTTTATTAACATTATCTTCCTTGTCCTCTATATTTCTTTGTATAATTTTTGGAAGATTTTATGTTTGAAGTTTTGGTTTTACTATGTATTCCTTTTCTTCTAATTTTCTTTTTTTGGTAGTGAATAACTTTTTGTTTCCTTGCCATTATTTGTGTTTGTTATTACCAAATACTTTTTCTACACCTCTGCTACCAAAGTAACCACCAATAACTATAGAAAGTAACCCTGTTATAGAATCTAAAGGATATCCTAAATACCAACCTACAACATAACTTACTGTTAAAAATACAAGTGTTAATGGTCTTACATTACTTGCTAACCATGAACCTGATCTTGCATCTGCTACCCATCTTTTTGTAGTACCATCTATTTCTGCTCTTTCTATATCAAGTTTTTTAAGTGCTATAGTTTTATCTTCATCAGACATTTCACTACCACCAATAATTGCTTGTATAACACTTCCTGCAAGTGTATCACCTGCTACTGCACCAACTACATTAGGTATCTTATCAAGTAGAAACTGACCTACTTTGGTATCTTTAAACTTCTTTTTTTCAGGCATATTGTAGATCCTACTGTATTAGTAAACCCAAACTGAATTGTTTTTATCTGCATCTGTATCACAATGGATAAAGGTTTTTGCAACACCAATTCTTTTAAAACCTGCTCTGATAAGTGCATTGAGTATAATGTATCTTTCGTTACCTGATGATACTGCAACATCTGCTGCAATTCCTTTAAGGTGTGATGAATTTTTAACACCACCAACTTTTTCATTATGTTCTGCTGTTCTATAACCACTTGTGATTTTAAAGGGGATACCTGCAATCTCTCTTGCTTGTTCAAGTTTGTGCAAAAAATCAAAGTCCATATTTTTACCACTATTAGGTAAAGATGGACAATCAAACTCTGAAAGTTCAAAGTATTTTAAATTCATGTTACAATAGAATGTATAACTTTAAAAAACAATAAGAATACAACAAGTCCTATAAATATAATTTTTCCCTTGTCAAATATTCTTTCACTTTCTAAATTAGTTTCTACATAGTGTACTACTTTTCTTTTTACTAAATCCCAATACTCTTTCATCTTTATTTATTTATGTGTGATCCATCACAATTACCTTGTGGGTTTTGTGTGTTACCACATTCACATTTTGGTTTATTCATTTCTTTTATTTTTAGGTGGATTATTCTTATCATCAAAATCTATAGCTGCTTTGAGTATAATTTTATCCATTACGTTTTCTTGATTCTCTAACATTTGCTTTTGCAAATCTATTACCATTGCTTCTAATTGATCTTTTGCAGAAACTAAAAGTTCTATATGGTGTTCTTTTTTCTCTAATGCTTGTTTAAGTGCATTTACATCATCAGGTTTGGTTCCACTTATAGTGCTTATAATTATTGGGATACTTGCTGATATTGTTCCAATGAGCATCATTACAACCTCTTTGTTTGAATCAAGTACAGGAAACTGTAATAAAGTTACAATAATACCAATTACAAAAAGAAAGATAAATAAACTTCCTGCATAGTGCCTTATCTCTTTTGCTACACCATTTCTTGGTAAACTCATTTCTTTAACTTTTTATAAATTCCTATCATACTATATATTGTCGCAGATACTAAACTTAATACTTGTAGAACAGGAGTTACATCTTGCATACTTATTGTTAATGCTAAAACTGTTAATCCTATTGTTCTAAAATCTTCCATTGTTCATGCAATTGCCCAATATAAAATTGTGTCATTAAGTTTGTTTATAGATGTGTCTGTTGTTGCAAGTTGAAAGCCATCAGTTAAAAAATTAACTTGGTCAAATGATGTTTGTTCAGGTCCATTAGTGTCTGCATTTATATAATTTGCTCTTGGATTCGAAGTATCTCTTGTGCTGTCAATTATCCTCCAATTAGTTCCTGTTGTATCTCTTGATTTTAACATAAGCCAAGATGGTGCAAAACCCGTTGTCACTGTTGGCCCTGTTGCACTTCCATTGCCCGTATAACTTCCAAATTTCTGAAAACCTGCCACATCATGCCAACAATATGCCAAAACATTACTGCTGTTTGAAACTGTATAATTTGACCTCGTACTTATTACACTACTTGTAAAGGCTTGTTGACCCCATATCCTCGAATCTTGTGTCAATCCTGCTTCATTAAAATTTTCATTTAAATATAAAAAGTTCTGTTCAGCACTTAATCCTTTATGAAAAACAAACCAATTACCTCCTGAACCAAAATTTCGTAAAAATACCATGTCAGGTTTGGCATTGAGTCCATGTCCAATAGTAAAGTTTTGCTCCGATGATGGTGATGTAAATGTAAGTGCTGAAAATCCTGCTTCAGTGTTTGCCCTTACAGAACTTGTTACTGAACCATCATTATTTGTAGCTGTTGAAGATGCGCCTTTCCAATTCCAAGAAACAAAATTGTGACCACTTCTGTTAGTGCCTGTGTAACTACCTAAAGTAAAACCATCTGAATTAAAACTTGTTAGAGAACCACTATCAGAAAATTGTGAGTCTGCTGTATTACTGTATATTGTTTGCTCAACACCTCTGATTGAATCATATAACATATGTGGTTCACCAATATCTCTATTTTTTGTCCACACCAAAGATGGTTCAAATGCCAAGCCTGTTATTGATTGGGATGATGGTGATGTGCCTGTGTAAAGTTTTGTCTGAAAATGGTCTGTTGCAGTAATTCCATCTGCTCCTGATTCAATAATTCTTTTTCCTAAACTCATTATCTAAAACTTGGAAGTTTATAATCTACAATAGCAGCTTTTGTTGTTAAGGAGTTTATTTCAGATTCTTTTGTTGCACATTCTGTTCTTAATGCTGCTCTTGCATCTAATATTGATTTTGGTGTCGCAACACCCTCTTGTGATCTTATCAAGTACCAATCAGTTGTAGCTAATTTGCTTTTATAGATGCTTTTTAAGTTTGCAATCTTTTGTGCTTTGAGTTCAGATACAGATAGACTAAAGGTTTTATTTTTAACAGGATATTTAAATACTTTATTTTTAGAATCCCATTTTATTTCTCCATACTCTTGACTGTCTTTTATTGCAGGTTTTTCTACATCGTAAAAGCCATAACTCTCAAGTTTTTCTTTTGAAAATGTATCAAACCCACAAATTACAGCACCCCAATTTTTGGGTGTACTGTTAAACACTTTTATCTCTCCGTTACTATCTTTTATTGCTTTCATAATTATGGTGTTGTATCAACTGTTATTTTTCCAACTGAATAGTTTATAATCGCTGCTGAATCTGTATCATCGACACAAACAACTTGAATTAAATTCTTTTCCGAAGTGTCAAAATCAGTTGTTCCTATTTTGTTAATTGTTGTACTTGAAAAATTTGTTGCTAATGTTATTGCTGCACTACTTAATGTTCCTGTCATATGAATGTCAATTACTTGCCCAAGTTTCATATTTTGAATTGTAAGTGTAGCTGTTGCAACATTACCTGTAAGTAAAAATGTTGTAGCTGTTGAAGCATCTAAATTTTGACTACCTGTTGATGAACTTGTTGCTTTTGCAGTATATCTTGGTTCTAATTTAGCATGTGTAATCCCATCATCTAAAAGAGATATCGTTACTGCTCCTGTTGCTGAATCTCTTGCTATTGGTGCTGTTGCTGTTATACTGCCTACATCACCTGCATCATCAGTATATAATTCAGTAAAATTTGAATTTATTTTAGTAAAAGCTGAACGTAGCGTATCCCCTGTTCCATCATTTGCTGTTGTACCAACTCCTATAGTTTGTTGTGCCATATTTTTATTTTTTAATATTCTGTTGCATCTGCTGTAAATTGAGTAGTGTCTGCTGTTTCCAAAGTGGTGTCTGCAGTAAATAATGAACCATCAGCATCAAAAGGGTATACGATACCCCAACCATTTGCTTCATTAACATTACCCCACCAACTAACTGAATAAATTGATCCATAACTCATATTAATACAATAACTTTTTTTCTAATTTGTTATTTACTTTATTTATATAATTCTGCAACTTTGTAATATTTTGTTGCTTTGGTTTGTATTTCTTTTTTATATTACCCATCCCTCAAAACTTGTTCCACCCTTATCAGGCATAACATCTTCATTATTGTTTGTATAGTATTCAGGAAACTTACTCCCTGCGTTAAAACTTAAAAATTCTACTAATCTGTTAATATAATATTCTGCAGTATCTCTTTCCTTTTCCATTAGGAAATCTATTTCTTCTTTTGATACACCCTCTGCATTTTCACTTGATGGTTTAAATACACCCTTGTTTGCAATAGTGTAATTACTAAAAGGTAAATATTCTACCATTGTAAAATGTAGAAGTGCAGGTTTTACATATGTGTTTACTAATGTTAAGTAATCACCTGTTAAAGTACCTGCTATAATATCTGCTTGTATTTTATTGAGAAGATCTGTACCTAAATAATTCTCTATATGTTTATCTTGTGCAATCTTAACATACTGTATAAACTTATCAGTATCTACATTACCATTCATTGCAGTAAATTTAACTACATCTTTCCTTGATATTAAAAGTGCTTCTGCCATATCTTATCTATTTACAAATCCTTTTTTTGGCATATCAACAGGTCTTTTTGCAACTTTAGCATCATTTTTTTCAGGAACAAAACCCTCTTTTCTTGCCTTGTTTACACTTATCTCTGCATTTGGGTTTGTTGCATCAGGTCTTACACCCTTTGCCATGTACGTTTTTCTCATCCAATAATGATGACAATTACCACCACCTTTGTACAACCATATATCATAAGTTGCAGCACCATTTAAACCCCATCCTGCATTTACTGCTCTTTCACCCATTTGCATAATATCTTCTTTCCTATATATCTTTTTTGCATCAATCATTTTTTTACAAAAGTTTCTACTAACAGATTTACCATTTCTTATAGTTTCTTTAAGTGGTTGGTATTGGTATCTTACTTTAAATTTAAGTACCTCATCATCTTCTTCTACCTCACCATCTTGTTCACTTTTAGAATTAGGTCTTGCTGAACCTGTAGATGCCAAACCAATCATTTTATCTAATGCTTCTTCTTGCTCGTAATCTACTTTTCTTTCATCAACAAGTTCCCAATTATCTAAATCTTCTTCTTCACCAAATTCTTGTAACAGATCGTACATTTCATCAGGTGTTTGTGGTACATCTTTTGCAAGTTTTACACCTGTTTCTTCTTCTCTTGCTTCATCAGTTATAGCATTATCTGTTTCTATAAATTCTAATGGTTGTAATGTTTTAAAGTATAGTTTTAATGATATTTTATTTACTGCTAATATCTGTTCTATACATTCTATAATTAAATCTTGATAAGGTTTTATAGTTATGTTGTTAAATAATAAAGATGCTGTTTTAATTTCATCTGCATTATTTCCTAAACCATTATTACCATCTCTGATACCTAAAAGTAAAGGTGAAGTTACTCTATGTGCTACCATAAGTTTTGTTGCACATTCTCTTGAAAGATATTCGTAGTGTTGTGGTGCATCATTTAATGGAATATCATCAACTGTTGTTTTGGATTCTGCATTGTTATTAAAAGCAATAATTACTTTCTCACCTCTTGTTCCTGTGAGTTTGTGCATTACATCATTCTTAATCTGTAACTGCTTTTCTCTATCAGGTATTCCATTCGAAAAATTTACTACCTTTGTTCCACTAAATCCATTTTGTACATCATTTATAAGGTAATCTGCTATTTCTGATTCTAATTCTGCATATGCCAAACCACCTTGATAATCTACAGGGCAATAGTAATCATATCCTGATACATACTTTTTTACTATTTTTATTTCAGGTTCTTTACCATTACCAAAACCAAAAGCTGCTATTCTTTCAGGTTTATCTGTAGGTTTTATTTTACCCCAATCAGGAAAATAATAGTATGCTTCTATATCACCATCATCATTATATTTTTCTGCTCTTAATGTTTGTCTTGGAAAATGTTCTGCTCTTATTACTTTACCATCTTTGTATAATACTTGGAAAGATGCTTCACCTAATAGTTTTAAATCAAGTGCTACTTTTTTTAAGCAGTCATTATGTACAATACTTTTTAGTGCTGCATATTCATCTGTTTTTGTAGAACTATCTAATGCATCTAAACCTTTACCATAGATCATGTTAGATACACCATTTATAACAGCATTGTTTGTTGTGCTGTTTATGTATAAATCTATAAGATATTGGTAGTAATTGTTATCATCACCATAAGCAACCCAATTTTTTCTTTTATCCTCTTTGATTTGGGGTTTATTGTATTGTGAAAGATTAACTATGTGTAAGTTTTCCATGTTATAAAACTATAAATTCATTATCTGTACTATGTACTGTATATTCATTGTTGTTTACAGAATAAGAAGAAATTGTTTGGTTAGTGCAAAATATCTTATCTCTATAAATTAAGTTACTACCTTGTTTAATTTCTAATGTGTAAAAAGTATCTTCTACTAAAGTAAAGGTATTACTATATTGGTAATAATAATCATTAGCAGTAAAAGAGGTTGTTGTTTGACTAAACACCTCTTTGTTTGTTGTTTCATCATTTATTTTAATCGTATAGGTTAAACCTGTTGTGTACGATCTTGGAATAAAATTAAACGTTTGGCTGCTACCTGACTGTTCTAATATAATCATATATATAACAATAAATCTTTCTTGAATTTGTTATAATAAAAAGGGTAACATCTCTGCTACCCTTAAAATTACCAAATGAAAAAAAACTAATTTAGGAATTAGTACCCTCTGTTACTGTTACTGTTGTAGTCATTCCTGCAAATGGATCTGCTGCTGTTGCACCCTCTAAAAAGTTTGCAGGTTCTATTTCTTGTGCATTTAGTGTTAACGTATAACCACTTAAATCACCCATTGCTGCACCTGTTACTATCGTACCCCCATTTACATCTGCACCATGTTCAACACCCATAATAAATGCATTGTCATTATAGTCATGAATAACCACATGTGGTCTGCCATAACTCATTAATTTTACCTGTTTGTGATCTTGAACTGTAAGTTTCTTTAATGTAAGATTTAAAGTTTGATCGAAAAAAGTTGTACCATTTTCTCTTGATGAGGTTATGGTTTGTTCAAAACTACTATTGCCTTTTACCTCATATTTAAATGCAGTAATACCACTTCCATCTGATGTTTGTATATCTTCAACTACATCTGTATCTACACTATCTTTTGTTACAGATACACCATAATCAATAAAATATACAGCTTTTATACCACCAACTACATCTTTACATGGTTCTTTTCTACCTTTTGTTAAATTACAAGCCATATTTTTTGTATTAAAAAAGGGTAGGTAGATACAATGACCACCTACCCCTTAAAGTTATTTAATTATCTATTAGTTAGCTGAATTAGTAATACCATATGTGGTAATATCTTCTATGATTCCATACTGTACACCTGCAGTAAATCTCATTACTACTCTTACATTTTGTGAACCATCTAAATCTGCCATATCAATTACTTTAACCTCATTGTGGTCAGCAAGTAATCCTGTACCAAAGTATAGATTAGATTTCTCTGCTGCTATTGCTTTGTTATCTGCAAGTCCATTAGCGACAAACATTTTTACACCATCAAAAGATAATGCACCATTGTTGTACCATTGTGTACCTTGTGTGTTAACACCTGCTGCACCTACACCACTCGCAAATCCACCTAATGCTCTAACATATGCTCTTGCAATGTTTTGTGAAACATATATAAATAAATCTTCACTTCCATAAAGTGTAGATGGTATTGCATCTACAAGTGAACCAAGTTGTGCAATAACATTTGAAGATGTTACTGTAGTACCTGATACCTCTTGTGCAGATGGTAAACCTGAATCTAAAGAAATCAATTTTGTTAATCCATCAAATTGACCATTGTTTGATGTGTTACCATCCCATATAGATTGCTCTGTACGTTGTGCAACTTTAGCAGCTACATGTGCAATCAAGAAATCACTAAATGATGGTGGTAAATCTTGATGTGCTGAAAATCCCATACCTATAGCTTCCCAATCAGATTGAAAATCTTTTTTACAAAGTTGTAGGTTAACTTGCTGATACTCAGGTTGTAATATTTTTTCGCTTAACGTTATGCTACTTGTGGGGTCAAAATCACATGTAGCATCTTTTACGATAGCATTTGTATCTACTTTCTTAATTACCTCTTTGAACTTGATGTTTGGTTTTACAGTAATACCACCACCCTCAATAGTAGCACCACTTAATAATGCAGCAGATATATACTCTCCTGCAAACTCACCTGCATAAGTTGTTGTTATACTTGTTGTTGTTGCCATTTTTTATTAATTATTTTTTAAGTTAGCTATTTTTGAAAGCACCCTATCATATGTTGTTTGTGGTCTTTTTTGCCCATACAAGTGCATTGCTTTCTTTGTTTCCTTTTCAGGATTGTGTTTAATTTTCTCAACAGGTTGTTCTACTGCTGACAATTCTTCTTTGGTTTCTGATTCAGGTTCTTCTGCACTCATTTCATCTTTCTTTTCAATCATGCCTTTGATTTCCTCAATCATTTCTTTCACCTCTGCTAATTCTTCTTTAGTAGCGTATTGCATTTCTTCCTTTTCTTCTTCTAAATTTTCCTCTTTGGACGCTTCCTCTGCAGGTTCTTCTGCCTTTCCAATAGATGCAATTACACCCTCTTCTTCAACTTTGAGCATCTCTCCATCTTCTAAAGTGTATTCACCTACAGGTAGTGCTACTTTTTCATCTTCTGTTACAATAAATACTTCACTTCCTGCAGCAAAATTTTCACTTTCTATAACAGTACCATTTTCCAAAGTAGCTTGTGCTAATTTTACTTCTTGGGTTTCTTCTGTAAGTTCAACTCCAAGAACTTCTTTTACTTTGTTTAACATATCTGTTGCTTTCATATATATTACAATAAATTATAAATGTGTTTGTTGTGTTTTTATAAATCACCTGTATCTCTTAATGCTATAATTGCATCTCTTAAATTTTTTACTCTTGATGCTTGTCCTTCTGCAATTCTTAAATATGTGCCATCAATAGCGAATTTAGTTTGTGTATCAAGTGAACCTCTATCTATACCAAGTGTTTTTATTTCTGCTTGTAGTTTTTTTGTGTTTTTTTTAATTTCAGCAGTACGTTTTTCTAATCTTTGATATATCTGTATGCTTTCACTTACATTTTGTGCTGCACTTCTTATCATTTGCCTTGCTTTTCTTACACCTACATCATTTGCATCTACATCTGATAAAATATCTTGTATTAATCCTAACTCAACTTTCTCTTTACCTAACTTTGTAAGTATCTTTTTTGTTTTTGCATCCATATTTATATAATAAGTTTTTTAAGGGTTTGTTGTATTTTATGTACCATCTCCTGTTATGTTACCAATACCTTGTGCTTGGAAACTACCATCGCAACACTTTCTTGAATATGTTCCATCAGGACATAAACATGCTCTTTTATCACTTTGTGGTGATGGGTTTTTTTCTTTGTAATCTCTCATTTTGGTGCTTTTGGATGTTTAGCAGGTAATAAATCATAATCACCTGTATATTTTGGGTTTTGTGGTCTGCCATTTTTAACTAAATACAAAAATGCATTAACCCTTGCAAATGCCCATTGTGATGCACTTCTTACTCTTGGTGAATGGGAAACATTAAATGCACCTAATCCTCTTTGGAATACTGCTTTTAGTTTTCCTACTGTAACACCATATCCTAATTTATCTTTGTACCTTTTATTAAAATCATCACTTTTTGTTTGTAAAGTTTTTTCATCTGCTTTAGATACCTTTGCACCTCTACCTGTAGATGCATCACCTTTTGCTGTACCTTTACCTTTTGGGTTTTTGTTAGGTGTACCTGACTTTGGTGCTTTAGGTGATTTTCTTATACCACCTCTTTCACCTACTTCTGCATATTTATATTTTTTTTTTACACATTTACCATTTTTATCTTTTGTAAAACCTTTAGGACATTTTAATTGTTCTTCTGTTTTTATATGTGTTTCACATGGCATGTACCATGTTTTTAATTTACCATCTTTATCTTCTAAATCATGTGTATGAAATCCTTTGCAACCAATATTTTTTGCCATTTCTTCTGCTTTCTCTTGTGTTGAGTAAGCTAATCTATCATCTATAATTGCAAAATCATCATCTATTACCTCTGTTTTTAATTCTATTTCACCTAATTCTTTAAGTTTAGATTCACTCCATCTTTTACCTGCTAAACCACCCCATAGTAAGAAACTTATTGTACCACATGCTTTTGTATCATCAGGTTTGTAATATTCTTCTGCTCTTGATAAAAAAGAATACATACGTTTTATTGTTTCTACTGTTATAGATTCTTTCTTTGCAAGTTGTGATGCTCTAACTTTACCTACTTGTGTTGCACATTTGTTATCTACCTTTTCGTTTAGTTCGATACCTTTTTTTGCATTGTTAGATACTGCATCAGGATAATCAGAAAATGATTCTAATTGTTCACCTCTTAATATTTGTTTTACTTCTGATAAAAGATAATCTGCTTCTTGTTCATCCATACTTTGCAAAATAGCAAGTTCATTAGGTTCATTTGGTCTTTCTGCTTTGTCAGCAAAGTAACCCTCTATAGAAAATCCTTTAACCTTTCCTGTTTTAACATAGTCATTCCAAACATCATCATTTAAAACTTTCATGGACAACATCCATGTTCCTTTTGGCATATCCATACCATACGCTGCACTTTTATCTTTTTTAGGATCTTCTACTAACCATGATTCTACAGCTACTAATCCATTTAATGGCATACCATGTTCTAATGTAGATCTATTATAGTTACCCCTTATAAAAAATAATTCACTTGCTTTTCTTACTGTATCTCTTGAAAAATAAATGTAATATTCTTTATCTTCATTCTTTCTGTATATGGGTTTGTTGGGTATAAGTGCAGCACCCATAAGTATCCTTTTCTCTTTGTTTACTTCTGCAAATTTTACTTCATGATTTTTAAGTGCAATAAAATCTTCTTCTATTGCAGGGTTTTCTACTATTGATACTGCTTCAATTCCTGAAACCTCATCTTGTTCATCTATAAAAAGTTCTACTATATCCATATCTATACAATAATATTATTTTGTTTTTGTTACCCTATTGATGCTGTGTTTTCTATTTGCCTATCTAATGCTTGTTGGTTAGAAACCTCATTACTTACTACAAATGCTTTAATTGGTTTTTGTTGTTGTCCCTCTATAGTTTGTGCTAATTGGTTTTCAGGTGCAGATCCCACAACATTAAATGCAGGTGCTTGTGATGTTCTTGGTGTTGCAACATTACCCATATTACCACTTGATGCACTACCACCTTGTGAACCTATCATTGATTTTGCTGTACTTACTGCTGACTTAATACTCATTGCTATACCTGCTGCTTGTGCTGCAAATATTGCAATCAATGGTACATTTGCAGGTGGTGGTGCTGCTGCTGCTGCTTTCATTAAACCTTTTGCACCATCAACTCCTGATTCTGCAGCAGATGATAAAATTCTTTGCATTGTTGCTTGTGCTGCTAATATTTGTTCTTTTATTATCATTCCTGTTTTTAAAAGGAATAATGCTTTTGCTATTTTACTTTCTTCTCCTGCTGCTTGTGCAACAGCATCCATTGCACCAAATATTGCATCTTTTCTTTTTTCTTCTAATTCTAATGCTTTTTCAGTTAATTCTATTTTCTGTTCCTCTGCTTCTCTTTCTAAAGATATTCTGTTAATTAATTGTTCTGATCTGAACCCCTCTATTTGTGCTAATATACCCTCTCTCTCTGCTCTTGCTTCTAATAGTGCAATTTGGTTTTCATCATTATTATTTTTATCAAATTGTGCTTGTGCAGCAGCTATAACTGCATCTGCATTTGCTAACATCAATCTTTCTTGTTCATTTAAAACCTCACCAAGTTTTTCATTAGCAGCAACTCTTTCTTCTATAGTTTTACTTTCATCATCTCGTATTTGTCTTAACTTCTCTGCTTCTCTATCTTTTTGTTCTAAAATAATTCTATTTTGTGCAATACCTACCTCTGCTGCTCTGTTTAGTTCTACTGTATCATTTGCTGCTTGTATTGTACTTTTTGCATAATCTGTGATGCCTTTTACAACTGTAGGTAATGTTTCAGATACTTTATCAAATGTGTTATCTACTCCTGTTACAACATCAAATAATTCTTTACCTGCATTTGTAGCACTTTCTGCTGCACCTGCAAAATCACCTTGAAATACTTTTACAACAGCTTCACCTAAAAATCCTAAAGCATCTAATGCAGATCGTACCCTCTCTATAACATTATCTACTATTGCTCTACCAAAGTTCTTAATTGCAACAACAGGATTTTCAAAAATACCTTTAAAGTAATCTATAACAGTACCTACATTTCTATCTAAAAAATTAAAGAAATCATTAAAAGCAAGTGATAGTGTTTCAAATACAGTATTAAAAGTATTAGCAACTTTTTGGTTTTGATTAAATACCTCTGCTAACTTTGCAAATGCAGCAATAGCCAATCCTATACCTGCAGCTTTTAGCGCATTACCTATACCCTTAACACCTTTAGCTACACCACTTGATGTATCTTTAACATCTTCTAAATTTTTATCTATATTTTCTACACTCTTTGCAACACCTTGTAAATCTTTTTCTGCTTTACCAACTCTTGCTTCAAGTTCTATTGTTTTTGTAATTGCCATCTCTTATACTGTTTATATCCCTCTTTTATACTCATAGGTATTTTGTTTTTACCTAAAGCAATAAATGTATATTGCCCTATCTCCTTTTCATGTTTTGCTATTTCAAGCATGTCTAATATATTACTTATCATACGTTATTTGTTGTTCTTGATCCTGTTTTAGTATATGCTATTTTATTTACATCATAATTTGCATCATCATTAGTTTTTATGTATGCAACATAATATATTGTTGTGTTTGCAGATAATCCCTCTAATCTATAATATACAACACTTGGTAAAACGTTTTGGTTTAAAGCTGTACTTTGTATTGGTACATGTGTAACACCTGCTGTATTTTTAAGTGTTGTAAAATCTCTACTTGCTAAATCAAATTCATTACTACAATAAAAGAATCCATATTCACTCCATCTTCCAACCTCACCTATTTTACCAAGTTTAAATACATTAGCTGAAAGTGTAACAATAGATGTAGATGTAAAACCTGATGTACTTAAAACAATTTGTGCTTCTGTAACTTCTACACCTTTAACTACATCTACTGTAATAAAGTTATTACCTGTTTCCATTTGTATAGGTATTACCTCTGCAATATTTTTTATTTCTTCACCCTCAAAATTACAATCTCTATCTGCTCTAATTTTAAAGTTATCTGCAAAGTAAGCAGTAGAATCTGCAGTAATACAAACTACATTATTTTTGAATTTATCTAACACTACAGGTTCTACAACTAAATCTACATTTTTTGGTGTTATTGTACCTGCTTGTGAATCTGTTCTTGTATTAATTGTTTCTCTGATATTGATTAACTCTAAAACTGATTTCATAGTTTCAAAGTTTGTAGTAATTTTATTTATCTTAAATAACTGATCGAATATCCTTATTTTATCTGCAAGTGTAAACTCCATAAGCATAGATAAAGGCAGGTATGCAGATGTAGTTGTTAATCTTCTTGATTTTTCAAATATCTCTTTTATGTAATTTTCATAATATGTTTTAAATAATGTTTGTTCAAATGATAAACCATTAGGATCATATTCATTTGGTTCACTTGCAAAGTTAATATTAAAAGAATCTGTTTGTGATACTGAATTAGATGGTAAATACATGTTAGCATTATGCCTTGATGATGTACCATCTAAATTAATTATTGCTATATCTATTGCTGTTGGTATTGCATAAAACAATAATGGTTTACCTAAATTTGGTTGCTGTTTAACATCTGCACTCCATCCCCATTGTACAGGTGTTACTGTATTACCATTTATATCTATTAACCTTTCATACTTGTGGTGTTCAAAAGGTAGTTCTACTTTAAAACTTTGTCCATCAAATTTCCTTGATATATTGTATTCTAATGTACCCCATTCTTTTTGAAACAATTCTTTATGTGATGCTGCAAAAAAGTTTTCTAACCCACTATACCCAAGTGTTATATGATTAAAAGGTAAAACAGCATCTACAGTTTGTGAATCTTTATCTAAATCTTTTGTTATATCCCAAGTGGTTGTACTATCTGCATAAAATTGATCTAAAGTTTTTACCTCTATTATATCACTATCATTAAGAACTGCTGTTAGATTAAACATCTTAAATAAACCTGATAGAAAATCCATTACTTTCATATCAGGTAGTTGTGTAGTAGAATTTATATTTTGATTTGAACCTACTGTTGCTGTACCTGTAAATATATCTTCTGATCTTTTAAATCTTCTTTTTACCCTTACAACACCCTCTATTGAATATGTTCCTGCAGATCCACTTTGTATAGCAATACTATATACACCCTCTGTACCTAAATTTAAAAACCCCTCTTTTTTCTTTTCTGTAATATTCCAATTTATACCATCACCATCTGTTCTTGATACACCATCATATCTTTGGAATAGTTGTCCATCTTTGTATATAAGTAAATCAAATTTATCATCACTTGGTGGTGTAACTTTTACATTAAGTTCTCTGTCAATATCTCTATCACCAATAAATAAACCTGTTTCATTTGCATCTACATCAAACGTAGAATTACTTAATTTTATATTACCATCAAAATCTTTATTGTCTGCTTTGAAATCTTTTGCAAATGCTACATCATTTTCATCATCAAATAAATCACCTGTTTTGTTATGTAACCATATATATAGATTGTAATAGTTTTGGTTTGTTATGTTAAAAAAATCTGTACTAAATGTATAACCATATTGTATTTCTATTGCTTTAATTATTGCATGTATTCTTAAAGCAGGTTTTAGTTGGTTAAGTTGTAAACCATATTTAGTTGCATCTGATGAACTCAACCCTGATATATACCCTAAATTATTTAAGGTTTCTGTATTTACATTTGTTGATGTTGGTGTTGTATCATAAACAAATCTTTTTGTGTGTGATATAAGTGGAAATATAATCGCATCAGGAAAAGTATCTGTACCTGCAGTTATATCTAATCCACTTGTCATGTAACTGATAATGTTTGCATTTGTATATTCAAACACAAAATTTTCTTGCAAGTATCTTAAATTAGATAATTTATCATCACCTATAACATCTGTAATTTTTACAGTATTACCATAGAATGTAATTTTATATGTATGTGGTTTATTATCTTTTTTTGTTACACCCTCTAATTTTACTTTACCCTTTTGAAATATTTTAAAGTTTAAAAACAGTTCTGCATCTTTTTTTGTTCTTGCATCAAATCCTACAATATGTGGATCATAAAAGTGTTCAAATATTTTATTGTTTGTTTTGGATGCAGGTACATTAAATGTTCTTGTAAAATCTGTAAATATTTTATCAATACTTTTCACATCTTGTAATACTTGTGTAAAAGTAACTGATTCATCTTTAAATAATTCAAGCTGTTGGTTTTCAATAAATACTTGTAATGTTAACATTATCTAACATTGTTTATCTTGTTGAAAGCAAATTCAAATTCTATTGTATAGTTTGCAAGTTTATCATTTACACTTGTTTTTAGTGTTAGTGTTTTTGTTTTAGGTATAACTGATAAAGTTTTACTATCCTGCCTTAAAAACACATTTTCAGATAAAAACAATTCTTCAATAGTTGAATTACTATCTTCATTTATAAATCCTGTATTTAATGTAATGCTTTTTGTAGCATTGGTGTTGTATCTTTCTTTTTGTCCATTATAAGTGTTATATGTTACACTTGATGTAGATACAGTATTTTTTTTAAACATCTCATCAGTAACATTAAATGATTCTGTAGTTTTTTTAAAGAAATACAAATCTTGATATGCTCCATATTTGTTTACAAATGTTACTTTAAATGGTGTAAATTTTGGTTCACAAACATTATTAACTGTTATTGTTTTTTTAAGTGTTGCATCATCAGTATCATATACTTGTATTGTAGAACTGTTAGCAGGTATAGTTATGTATTGTATTTTTTGGTTTGAATTACCACTATCTGTTATTTGTGTTGTTGTAGAATCTATTATTACTTTACCTACACCCTCTGCAAATATTGGTAATTTACCTGCTGTATTTTCAGGTAAGTAAATAGTGTTGGCAGTCATAAGTGCATTTCTTGATAGTTCAGGATTTATTTCATCTTCAAAATATCCATAACCATCTAATGCTAAATATGTATTTACAACAGGTGAACCAAAAGTAAATTGTAAATTATCTTCATCTAATAATGTTGTTACACTTCTTACCCATACTGCATCTGATGGGTAATCATTATTAAAATTGTGTGTGATGTAATCTCTAACTAATTCTGCTACTTCAAAAACAATATTAGTATCTGTACCTAATCTTGATTTTTGTATAGTGTATCGTATATCAGTATCAGTAAAATCTGTAGAAAGTCCTGTAAATATATATAATTGTAGTTCTGCTGTTGTTAATGCCATTATGCTATTTTTGTAAATGTTGAAGCATAATAATCAATAAACCATACTTCTGTAATTAAACCATTAGTTTCTAATTTCACAAAATGTGATGTAAGTTGAAAAGCAGGTGATATAAAACTACCTACTTCTTTTGTTTTATCTATTCTTATATATCTACCACCTGTTGGATTGTCATTGTTTGGTATTCTTGTGTTAAACAGTAATGGATTACCCCCACCTCTAAATAAGAAAGCATAAGTGTTTACTAAACTTGTTTCTGTTGCACTTTGTAATAATAAAGGTACAGCAGCTTTTTGAAGTATCTTTTGTTTTGGATCTCCTAAACCCTCTGTTTCTAACATACCCTCTAAAGTATTTTGGTTTAGTTCAAGTGTTGTAACAGAACTATCATGTGCTTGATATTGTGCTTTTGTAATAAATGTAAATGATCTACCACCTGTATAATATGTTACTGTTCCTGCTGTTGGTTGTAGTGCAGGTTGCAATAAAGTTATATCACATGAAATATCAGAACCACCACTATTTGAATATCCACTTGATGGTGGTGTTATTTTAAATGTAACTGTTCTTTGTGTATCTACACCAACAGATGAATCAAAACCTATAGGTGTAAAATCACTAATAGTACCTACGTTTGCAATACCTTTGTTTATTGCACCTGAACTACTTATTGCTTGATTAGTTAATGATGCTACAGTACAATCAAAAGTAGGAAGTACAGATGTAGGTTGATTAAATGTTGTAGAACATTCTATTGTACTGCCTGTATTAGAATATCCTGTAGGTATTGTAATATCAAAAAATAAAGTTACTGTTCTATCACTACCTGTAGAATTTGCAGGATAACTTGTTATTGTACTACCACCACTTGAATCTTTTATTGCTGTTATTGTACCATTTACTGTTGGGTTTGTAATTACTCCTGCTTGTGTTATTGAACCACCTGAAAAAAATGCATCACTACATGTGTAAGTTTCTTGTGCTGTTGTAGTAACTTGTATTGTTTGTGTAGCTTTACAATTAGCTGAATTACCATCTGATGCTTCTACTGTAAATGTTTTAACACCTGCTCTTTTTTTACCTATTATTTGTAAAGTAGATCCTGATAAACTATGTGTAAAGAAATCTAAAAAATTGTTAGTAATACTAAAACTTGTTATAGGGTTTGAACTTGTAAAAAATGATGCTAAATTAACTGTAGCTGTACCACCTTGTGTATCTACAGCTTGGTTTGGTATTGAACCATTATTTGTAACTCCACCTGTACAAGCTGTTGCAGGTTGTGTTGCTGTTAAAGATACATCTACATTACTACCACCATTACTAAATTTAGGTGGTACTAAAATTGTAAATACAACAGTTCTACTTGTATCTGTACCAACTGCTGCAAATTTCCCATTACTAAAATCTCCTGCAGATGATGTATAAGAATTTATTGCACCAAAATCTAAAACAGGTAGTTGTATGTTTCCATACTCATCTACTGCAAAACCTTGTGCATTAATCAATGCTGTTGTAAGTTCTATAGTAGGTTCAGTAGGTTCTGTTATGTTTATGTAAAATGGTGATCTTACATTTATCTTTGTACTCATCTATTTTGCTTTATTGTAAATTTTAAAAATTCTTCTACATCTAATCCATATGCTTTTAGTATTTCATCAGGTAGTGTTTTAAATGCTTTCTCAAAAGGTTTAGTAAAAAATAAACTTGGTTTTAATCCTTTGTTCCATATTGATCTTGATATAAGAAATGCTGTAGAATTATAACTCATAAATTTTCCTTGCTTATCTCTAAATTGAAATCTTCTTTTTCTTACCCATTCTTTAATACTTTTTGATAAACCTTTACCACCTTTACCTTTACCACTACCAAATCTTGCAAGTGTTGGATACCTACCAAGTTCTGTATAGGATGATGTTGTACCATGTACACCTCTGTCTTGATAGTAACCATAATCTTTCATTAAGAAATCTAACTCAAAAGAATTTTTACTTGTTTTAAGTTTACCCTCTAAACTATTATACAATTCAGATGTAACATTCTTTTTACCTCTTGTAAGGTTTGCTCTTGCTTGTTTTATAACAAAGTTTTTAAACTTGTTAAGTGCTTTATATGTTTCTCCTTTGGTTAGCATATAGTCATGTCATTTTGTATTATAACATCAAATGTTGCTACCCATCCTGCTAATTTATTTTCAAACCTATCTACAAAAGGTTCACATCCTACTGTACCCTCAACTTGGTATTTATCAGTATAAAGTGTACCTCTTTTTAATAAAGCAATTAATCTATTTAGTATTGCAAGTTGTGTATTTAGTACATCTTGTTCATTGTCATTTCCTACAAAGTTATCTGTAGTTTCTAATTTGCTTTCATCAACAATATCCATTGCTAATACTGAAATGTTAAATGTAAGTACACCTGAATCTACATTACAATTATTTACAATAATGTGTGATAAGGGAAATATAGTTTGTTTGTTTAAATCTACATCATCTAAACTACCATAAGTAACTGTATTTACAAATGGTTCTGCTTGTAATGTATCTTTTATCTTTTGTGTTAAATCATAGAAACCTGTCATTTCCTATATCTTTTTATTTGTTGCTTTTCTAATTCTACTTTTTCTTTTTCAAATGCTAAATAAACAAAACAACTATGCATATTCATTTTTGTTATATCATCAAATTTGGTAACATCTCCTTTAGCAAGTCCATAGATTGATTGATACCAACCCCATTTTTTTCCAAAGTTTGAAGTTGTAAAGTGTTCATCTGATTGGGTACTTCCCTGTTCAAATAGTTCAGGATAGTTTGCAGTAATTCGTTGTTTAAATTGTAAAAAAAAACTATAGAACCCATTACAACATCTAACCTCATCTGCTTCATTTGTTCTGCATCATCAGTTCCATCATATTCTTCAATCAAATACTTATCTCCTTTTCTCATTGTAACAGGTCTATAGAGTACACTCATTGCTTTGTGCATGGTTTCCCAATCAGTAAGTGAATCATCTAAATCAATATATTCACCTAAACTAATATCATCAAGTTTTGGTATAAAACCATACTCTTTACCTTTGAGTTTAAATGTAGGTATAAGATCAGGTTTTTCTGAAAACACATTATCTATATCTTTAATTACAGATTTTACACTATGCACTTTTATCTTTGCAATATCTTTTAGATCTAACCCACAAAAGATCTCAACAGTTTTATGTAATATAAAATTTGTGTTTTGATTTTCTTCTGTATTTATCTTGTTAAACTTTTGATACTGTTCTAAAGTTATTTCTGATAAACTTGTAGGTACTTGTATTTTTACTTTCATACTAATACAATAAACTTTTGTGATATATGTATAAAAAGAAAGGGGATGTAAAATCCCCTATCTCAATCAAAAACAAATGAAAACTAATTATCTCTATTGTAGTAATAACAATAAAGGTCTTGTATTCTTTTATACATCTCTTGTTTTTCTTTTTTGTTTTTTTGCGACCACAATATATCTCCTGTTCTTTTGAACCCTTGATAGTTTATTTGTATCGCTAATCTTGGTGGTGTTTGTTGTTTTGATTCTTTCCATATAATAGGATAAATAATAATATCATTTTTTAAACACCAACTCATACAGCTTTCCATATTAATACTTCATAATAAAAAGTGCAGCATATAACATTGCATACATAAATACATAACTTGAACACATAAACAATACTGCATAGATTGCTGTTTTAAGTGTTTGTTTAATGTACTTTCTTGATGTTGCTTTTTTGATTAGGTTGTATTCAACACTAAAATCATTTCTCCAATTATCCTCGTTTTTCATTATTCATTAAATTTTTATATTCATATACTGTTTTAGTTTGTTGCCAAGCATTAAATAAATCATTCTCAAGCTGTAGTAATTCTTCTGCAGTCATGCTATCTAATTTATTTGTTCTGAAATATATTTCTAATTGTTTGTCCATAATATTTGTTTTTAAATTAAAAAAGGGGTATCTCTACCCCTAAATTTTTATCCATTTAAATAAGCATCAAGTGTTGTCTCTTGTGACCAATGCCAAAAATGTTTATCACATTGTTTTTGACATGCTTTTTCTGTTTTGTAACTTCTTAAATATGTTTCATAAAATTCTCCATCTACATATCTTGCTACATACCATTTTTTTGAAGCATCTTGAAATGGTTTAAAACTAATCATTTGGTCTATTGCATTTTTATATTGTTTCATTTTATATAATTGTTTTTGTTTTACTTTGTAAAGATATAAACATTTTATTAAAAAACAAATTAATAAACAAAATATTGTCCTTTATTTGGGTTTTCTAACTGATCTGTTAGTGCATACCTTGCTGCATCTATACAATCAGGATGTGAACCTGTTGGTTTACTTGTAGTGTTACCATCTTTGTCTTTTGCCCATACATATCCTTGTAATTCTCTTTTAAGGTTTCTACTTCTTGCTGTTATGTATATTTCATTTTGGTTTATTAAGTTTATACCATATACTACTGAATCCCTACCTTTAGATACAGGATATACTTTATGACCATATCCTACAAGTTCAGCTATACTTTTTGGTTCTGCTGAATCTGCAATAATATTATCTTGTATATTGTTTGCTTCTAAAAACCTGCTTATATCTCTATTTAACATTCCTGTTTTATATAGCACCTCATCAAATATGTAAGCATTATTCCATTTATAAAGTGCAATAAGTGTAGATGGATCTATAGAATAACCAAAGTCCATACCATAGTTTAGTAATCTTGCTTCTTGTGGTATGTTATCTATTTCTTTCCAATCAGGAATACATGCACCTGATAATGTACCTTGTAAACCTAATCCATATACATTCCACCAATTTTCCCAATAGGTAGATGTCTTTGCTTTATCTCTTGCTTTCTCTATCTCTTTAACTATTGTTGGTGATAGTGCATCATTATCTTTGTAAGTTAGAGTAATGTAATCTGTGTCAGGTTGCCCAATAACTTCTTTATCTACCCAAAACAAATGTGTAGGGTTGTAATCTAACCATACTACTTCAGATGTTCGTATAGATAATTCACCATAAGCAGAAAAAGGAATATTAGAACACTCATTAATGAAGAGAGTGGTTCTTCTACTCCCACGCAATTTATCAGGTTGGTCTGTACTAAAAAATTCAATATAGCTGCCATTAGTAAAAGTGTATTTAAGGGTTGTTCTGTTAAATTGTGATTCTTTATATCTGTTTAATCCTTGTAATATGCTAATGAAATCTTTGAGTGCGCCACGCCTTAAAGATGGTACTGATTCTGCTACTACACTTATTTCTTTACCCTTGTATGTTATTGCTTCATTAATTAATATACAAAGTATAGATATTGTTTTGGAAGCTGATGTGCCACCTTTTATAACTCTTGTTCTTTGAGTAAGTTTTCTTAATTTAATAAGTGCTTGTGTTTTTTTGACCTGCATATAAGTTACAGATAAGAGTATGGTTATCTCTTAATCTATAAATAAAGGCACATCCTCTGAAACATTTATATTCTTTGTTTCTGTAGGTTTACCTGCATAGTAGTTGTAAAACAACTGTACATATTTAAAATCTCCTTTTTCAACTCCTGCTTTAAGTGCTGCATATGCTAAAGGTTCTAATGGTGTTAACTTTTCTACAAGTTTTATTTCTTCTGCTTTAGGTTTTCTACCTGCACCATCTCTTTTACCACCATTATTTGATCTACCATCCAAGATTGAAAAACATTGATTAATCAATTATACAATAAAAAAAAGGTTAAACTGTTAATTGCTTTTTTAACATTCTGTTTTCATTTCTTGTTTTTCGTAGTTCTAAAAGTACATCTTTATATTTTTGTCTGTAATAATTAGATGGATCTACAAACCTTTCTATGCTTGTACTTTTGTTTCTAAACATTCTATCTAATTTACTATGTATTCTTTTGTAATCTTGTGCATCTTCATATTTTGTTATCACATCATCAAACAAGCGTAATCCATGTAATACTGTTGCATGATCTTTTTTTACAGATTTACCAATACTTGAAAGTGTTGCTCTTGTATGTGTCTTACAAAGTTTATAGTAAATACTTCTTGCATATACTATTTCTCTTTGCCTTGATTTTAGTTTTAAATCTGCATCTGTTTCTATTTCAACTATTTCTTTTATCTTGTCTAATTTCATCTATCTTTTTTTTAATTGTTGTTAGTGTATCATTTTTTACCTCATCTATTGCTCTTTGTATTCCTGCACATGCTTCATAATCTTCCAAAACTTCATAGTAATGTATTGCTTTTTCTAATTCATCTATTGGTGATCCATTTGCTAAATCAGTAAGTGCCATTAAATAAAACTCATTTATTAGGTTTCTTTTCAATTATAATATTATTCAATAATTAAATCTTTTTTTCTAAAATAATTATATACATCAACTATCTCTTTTACAATATCACCCTCTCTGTTGTATATATTTAATCTTCTTTTATAACAGTTTTTCTTTAAATGGTCAATATCAAATTTTTCATTTTTTACTATCACTTTTTTTATTGCTCTTACAAATTTAGATTGCTTTGCATTATCTAATGCATCACTTAATTCTATACAATTATTTAATACAGTATCTCCTAAATCTATATCTATTTTATAGTTTTTATTTTTGATAAGTGTTGAACTACCTTTAAGTGTTGAATTATATGCATCAACTACAGTCATAAAGTTGAAATTATCCTCCCAATCTTTAATAAGTTCAAGTATTTTTTGGCAATCTAAATCACCAAGTTTAGCTTGGCTGTGTAACCTGTCTTTAGTTTTCCAATCATTTCTATCATTATTCATTATTTCTACATCATTAATTGTAGAATAATTATTTACAACATACCATACAGGTTTTTTATGTTTCCTTAAAATTATAAACCTATGCTGTCCATCTGTTATAAAACCATCTTTAGTAACCATTAAAGGTGTTTTTAACCCATGTTTTAAAATAGATTTTTCTATATCTTTTAAATTTTTTTCATCTATATCTCTATTGTGTTCTAAAAAATTAAATAGATTATAATCTGTTGTGTTATGTAAATTAAATAGTTGTTTGTTCATATTCTTAATTTAATTATTGTTTTTATTTATAATACACCTCTCTTTGTTTGTTGTTCTTTTGTATATAAATCTTCAATTTCTTTAATTGTAAAATTATCATGTATTATATTATGGCAATTTTCACATAGTATTTTTAAATCTCTTTGATGCTCATGCCCCCATCTTCTATAAGTTCTATGATGTATATGTAAATACTTAGAATCATTTGGAATATATCCACAATCTTCACATTTTATCCCTCTTTTCTTTAAGAGATATTTTCTTTTATTTCTCCAAATAGAAGATTTAACATAATTTTTGTGATTTTGTTTATTATCAAAGTCAAGATTTTTACAAAAGTATAAATTAAAAGGTTTTGTTTTTTCTTTTATATTTTCTGTATCTATAGATATGTTTAACTGACCTAATAACTTATCATTTACTTGTTTTATTACTTGTGTTATTCCGAATAAATGTTTATTAGTAATAATTCTTTTTTTCTTTATTGATATGGTTAACATACCTTTATAATTAGATGGTACATATCTATAATTTTTATTTTTTTTTATAGTTCTTAATAAGAATACTTGATCTTTATTTAAAGGATACCCTCTAATTTTCTTCATAAAATACCTCTTAATACATATTGATCTAAATCATTTTCTTCTTGGAAAAAATATTTGTAATTACTTACTGCTTGTTTAAATTTATCTTCACCTCTTGCAATAAATTCATCACTTGTTTCAAATATACCAATATCAGTAGAATTTTTATCTACCACAATAAAACTACATTTATCTTTTTTAAACATCCTTTGGTATATGTATGCTTGTAGATCATAACCAAATTTATCTGCAGAGTATCTAAAGCTGTTTAGATCTTGTGTGCTTTTTATGTCTACTATACAATCATCTCTTAAAATATCTGCTTTTGCTCTAAAAGGTAAACCATCTAACATTTGTATTTCAGGTATTTCAAACTCTGCTTTGTTTAGTAGTTTAAGTACAGCTTCGTTTCTTAATAGTGCATCTGCTAATCTTTCTGCTTCGTTTATCTCTTTTCTTAAATACACTTCTTGATGTTCTATCTTTGCATCTTTGTATGCTTTTGTGTTTTTGGTAGTTGCTTCTATAACTTTTAGTTTTTTTATTTTGTGTGGTTCTAATACCATCCAATGTAAAAGTTTACCAAGTACAAGTGCTGCAGATTCTGTAGAACCATAGTTCAAAACATTTCTATATGTCTTTGGTGATTTCAACAACATCTTTAGTGCAGAACTACTTAAAGCATTTTTACCTAACACACCATAATAAAACTCATCATCATAAGCCATGCTTATAATTTCTTCTTTGGAATATGTATCACCATTTAATAACGTAATCATTTTTCTTCTTTGAATCTTTGTTCTAATTCTTGCTTACATTTATTTCTGTAAGAATCTAAAAGTTCTTTGTTTGTAGCATCTCTTAATAAATCCAAGTTGCTCATAAGTGTGTAATATGTTTTATACATGATTAATTGTTTTAAAGTTTCTCTAAATTAATTAAAATTTTATCAACAAACAAATATTTATACTCGCCAACAAATGTTGCTGTACTATGCCATTCTATGATCTCCATGTGCCAAATAACAAAAATTCAATTATTCTAAACAAAATATATCCAACTATAAATTCATCCATATATCTTTTTATATTTTTGCATTTCTTTTTCTAACTTTTCAAGTTTTTCTTCTGCATCTCTTGCTCTAATGATTGCTCTGTTTTTATCTGCTCTGTATTCACTTATAGATGCATCATAGTGTTTTTGTTCTATAATCATATTGTGTACATAAAATCCTATATCTTGCCATGCAAAATACATTTCATTAAGTGGTTTAGAATCTTCTTTCATTTTCTTCCACTTTATTATATACTCACCTACTAAATTAAAGTTAGCATAATAATCTATTTCTTTTAAATTGTTTATTTTTTTGTTCATTGTTTGTTTTTAAAGGTTAATATAATATTTATTTTATTAAATACTTTTTGTTTATCATATAAATCATTATTGTCATAATATAAAAGCATGTGTGGTACTTTAAATAATTTTATGTATGCTTCCTTTTGTATTTGGTGATTTTTTTTTTGTTTTAACTGATAAGGTGTTGACATATATTTATATGATATAGGTTTTATTTGTCCACCAAAAACTAATTTACTATTAGTATATGTTTGAAAATCTGTAAAGTAATTTGCATCTAAATCATTTGTTGTTCTTTCGAAATATAGTTTAGGAAAATTTTCTTGTAATATTTTTATAATATTTAATTCTGTAAGAAAACCATTGTAAGTTTGTGCAATCACACGAAGAAATATAAAATCTGACAAATCAACAGCTAATATATCTTGGTGTTTTTCTCTTAAAATTAGATATATTTCATTTAATCTTTTTGTTCTTTCTTCTGTTAAATAATAATTTTCCCAACCTAACTTACAAAAATTTTTTGTTGAATGGTAATAATCATTTATTAACTCCATACACTTTCCAACAGATTTTTGATTAAAGAATCTATTGATAGATCTGTTTTTATTAAGTTTTGAGTAAACCTTTTCTGATAAAGGATTTCTATACATTATGTATACTGTTTGTAAACTTTCTGTAGAGAATCCCATACTGTACTTTTAAAACTACATGGAATACATTCAACCCTTTGGTTAAATATTCTGTTGTATATAGATGTGTATTGTTTTGCTTCTTCTGCTGTAAATGTATTCTTTTTACTTTCAATAGCAGATTTCACTAATTCATATTCTGATGCAGTAAAACATTCAGGTTTTTGTCTTGGAAATAATTTATTAAGTTTTTCTTTTCTTCTATCACAACCACAATCTCTACCATCTGCAAAAAATTCTACTGCTGCTTTTATACCTGTAGCTGTTGTTATTTTTTCTACTACATCTCCTAAACCACTAATACCTGCTTCATGGTTTTTTTTCCATTGTTTATATGCTTTTGTTCTTTTATCACCTTTATATTCTGTCATAATCTTTATTTTTAAAATCTAAATAACTTTCTTCTACCTTTTCTTTTATATCTAATTTAAGTGTTTTTAAACTGTTGAATATACTTACCCAAGAAATTTTAGTTTCTTCTGCAAGTTTTCTAATACTCATATCTGTTTTAGAATACAAGTTCCATAACTTTTTATCATACCAATGCCAATCATCTGTAACCTCATCTACCAATAAACATATCTTATGAAATGCTTCGTTTTCTTCTATGTTATCAGTATCAGGTATTTGTAAAAATTTATCATCATCATCAATACTTACTTTGTGTATTTTTTTCTTTTTGTTGTAGTATTGGAAATATAAACTCTTAAGTGTAAAAAATATATATCCCCTGCTTACTTTACCATCCTTAATTATTTTTTCAGGATCTGCATATTTAGATAACGTAATATACATTTGTTGTACAAGATCTTCATGGTAAGTATATTCACCAAAACTTTTTACAATGCCAACCCATGTTTTATGTTGTTTAGCAACCACACTTAACCATTCGAAGTTTGTACCCATTGTATTGTTATACTAATAAAAAAAATGCAAACCTGCAAAGTATGCTCCCTACCCTCATCATAATCAGTATATGAATATAAAGCACCAACCATAACACCTAATATTGGTGCAAAAATTATTTCAGCTTTATAAAATAATCCTGCAAATATTGATGCTACAGTTATTGATACTAATATTATAATTACTGTTATCAAAATAATACTTCTTTAATTGTTGCTTTTTTACTATGTAGTATATCCTTACCCATAAATTCAAACCCTACATTGTTCTTAACCATTCGTAATCTAATAGGTTCTTGATATGGTGTACATCTCATTCCTGTTTCTGTTTCCTTAACTTTAAGTACATGCAAATGTGAATACATCCAATCAGTAGGATGTGTTGTGTACCTATGGCAGCATATTACATCATCTGCTCTGTTACCCCATTTACCACCACCCTCAACAGATGCTAACCCTAATGGTATAGGTAAGTTAGCATATTCATGTTCTTTGGGGTGTGTTCTTCTCATTGCTTCTGTAACACCATGTGCATTTAGATATAAAGTAACATTTTTTTTCTTTGCAAATAATCTAAATTCTGTTGCTACTGTATAATCATATAAATGTGATCCTATACCTCTCATAAGTTGTGTATCTACAGATAGTGAATTATATGGATCAATAAGTAAGCCATGATAATCCCATACATCTTTTATAGAACTTACCTCTTTAAGTAAATCTTTGTATGTATATAAATCATCAACATCTATAATTTTAAAATATTGATTGCACCAATTTATACTTTCTTTGATTTCTTTTTTAGTTGCAGTATGTATTGGTTTACCCATTTTAAATTCAATTATCTTTCTTACAATACTATCAGGTGTATTTTCACTACTCCAAATTACAAATCTTAATTTATGTAATATAGCATATAGTGTTAAAAAATAACATATGATAGTTGTTTTACCAACATTAGCATGACCTATCCACAAACAAAAATTACCTTGTTTATATCTTATATACTCATCAATTTCAGGTACACCAATTTTTAAACCCTCTTGGATTTTACCATCTTTAATGTCGTATATTCTTTCTTCAATTTGGTTTGTATTTGCAATCATAAAAAAAAGGGGGTAAAACCCCCCATGTTAAAATGGTAAATCTATTTCCTCTCGCTGTTCATTCTGCATTTGGTTTGTAACCTCATTTCTTTCAGCTACATCTATACCACCTTTATCTAACCATTTAACTGCTGCATTTCCTAATGTTATAGGTTTTACTTTATCATCTCTTTCTTGTTTAGATATTGTTTGTGTAACCCATACATTGTTTCCATATGCAGATTGGTTTTGTACCATCATGGTAATATTTAAGTATTTTTTACCATTTTTACCCTCTATAAGTTTTGATTTATCAACTGCTGTAAGGTCAATACTGCCTGATATAATCGCTGTTGTTTTTTTTTCCATTGTATTTCTATTTGATAATTATTAATAGTAAAGTATGTTTTTTTTACTCTACACTTTTTGTAATTCATTTGCTACCTTATTTGATATCATATATTGGTTTCTTATATCTTTAACTGTGTAACCCTCTTTTATCCAATCTATTGCTTTATTGTAATCAGGTGTGTTAAAGTTTAACCATTGCTTTTCAGCATCAGGTATAACAGGTAGTGGTGGTAATAAATTTACTTTACCACTTTGTTCACCACATACCCAATCAACAAAAACTTCTGCAGTTCTTATAATCTTTTCCTCATCCCAATTATCATTTTTGGAATGTAATGTTGTTGCTCTATCCAAGCAACTTTGCTTTATAATATAAAGTTGTGTTTGATCCATAATTATTTATTTTTAAGTTCATATAAAGTTATAAAAAATTTATTAAAAAAAAAGGGTAGAAAATAAAATCTACCCTCTTCGTTAAAAACAAACAATTAATCTAAAGAAATTTTTTGATTTGTTCAGAATAATAAGTAATCTTATCCTGTAACTCATCAGTTGTAAATTTAACAACTTCTTTACTTTTATTATATAATTCTTCTGCCAAGTTATTACCAAGATATTTACTAAACTTATATTGTTGTCCTTGTTGCATAACGTTACATCCATAACATTGTGGTTTTACATTATCTTCTAACCATCTTGTACTGTAATGTTTTCTACTCATAAAATGTCCTGCTTGTATTTGTTTCCAAAAATATTTTTTACCACAAGTTACACAAGTACAATAACCATGTTTATCTGTATTACTTAATCTTATATATTGTGAAAATACTACATCAAGTTTTTTAACAACCTTACTTCTTGTAAGTTTTTTAGGCATCCATATGGTTTAGTAGTAAATTACCATCAGTAACATTAAAACTCTTAATCAACTTATACAGATGTTTACTATCAGATTTTACTTTGTTTTTTTCTGTTTTTGTACTATCAATACCTAAATTAGTATATTGTATTGCATCAAGTTGTAGTATAGCATCTGTTCTTTCTTTTACAGATAACTGAAAATCAATAGCAATTTTTTCAGCAAGTTTTCTAATAGTCATATCTTCATTCATTATGTTAGTTGTTATTTTAATTTGTATTTATTTTTTATTCTACTTACAATACCTGTTTGTGATCTTAACCAAAGTTTTTTTATTCTATATTTTTTTTCAATTTCTGCATATTCTTGTAAATATTTCTTCACTCTTGTATAAGTATTATAAATAGAAGTATAACTAATATTAGTTTTATCAGATAAACTTTTTATGGTTTCACCACCTTGTATATAGTTATATATTTTCTTGTCATACCAATGTAACGTATCTATTTGATTTTTGTTACATACTTTTTTTTGATACATTTTATTATGTATTTTATTATACTTTGGTAAAAATTTTCTTATATACTTTGCTTCTAATCTGTTTACTTCTTTACTTGTAGTAAAATCACCTAAATTTTCTATAATTGTCCAAGAATCAAATTCCTTA